CAAGCCACCGCGGCAACTGATACCACAGCAACCAACACAGCACCTGCACCAACAGCCACTAACACCACTGCTGGTAGTCCTGCAGGATTCAACGCTGGTAATGTCTTCAAGATGCCTGGCATGGAAAAGTATGCTAAACCTGCTCCTGTAAAAACTGCTAATTTTGCAGGTGGCCCAACAGGCTATGGTAAAACTACTATGAGCGTCAAGCCCATGACTGGTGTTCCAGGTATGAAAACTACTCCTACACCCGCGCCCACAGCAGCTCCTGCTGTTACCAAAGTAACCACAGGTGGCCCAACACCAGACGAAAAGGCAAAACTAGCCCAACGTATTGCACAGGCCACAGCAAAACCAGTAGCAGAAATGTTGCAAATGGTTGAAACCAAAGAAGATGTCAACCGTATCAAACAGTTTATTGACCAAACTTTTGTCAGGTATGGTGCAGTGACTGAATCAGCTTTTGTTGTACGTAACCAACTTATTGAACATGTAACACAAGTTGGCGCACAACGTCGTAGAGAACACAGCCGGAAAGCGGCCCACTAACTCAGCCTTAGGACCGAGTGGGCGGCTGCTGCCTCAGATGTCGGATTCGCTACCTGATATCGAAAGTGAGCATAATTACTTGCATGGCTCGACTCCCCGATTATTTTGATCAGAACATCATAACGTCGAGCCACGACCTTGGACAACAGGCCTTGGTACGCTATGTATATCCAGAATTTCTTGACCTTGCATGGCCCACAGACACTGTGTTTGCATTGAACTTGCAATGGCCTACCGAGTGGTGCAAACTGCCCACAGATCACAGTTTGTATGTGTTGTCATTTCACCTGGAGCAAATGGATGTGGAGTTTGTCAAACACATAGCACAAACAAACACCACTAGCCGCATTTTAGTCATAACCGACAATGATGTTGTGCCAGGTGCTTGGTGGCCTGTCAACTGCGACTTTGTATCTTGGATCACCTGGCACAAACAACTGGATCAAATTGCGCTGTTGTACGGTATAGCCGCAGAACCTAACAATCCAACCCACAAACTCAGCAGTCTTTGTTTTAGAACAGACCAGTTCAAACATTATGTTACAGGTCACTTGCTCAAACATGCCAATGCAGATGACTGCATTATCAGTTATCACGGGCGTCATCAATATCGCTATTTCTTTGAACCCACAGGTAGACCTCCGTTGGACAATGTCCTGGCATTTATGGAAACCAAACAACCGCACCTGGAACTGGATGGATTTGATGCTGGTAAAAATTATCCCATGGCCAATTGTGACTGGCATGTTGCGCCTTACACTGATGCCGCAATAAATTTTACCAACGAAGGGTTCCACTACAGTTATACCATCAAGGACGGTGTGGATTTTTATTGGCCTGGACCTTATGTAACAGAAAAAACATGGAAGCCGTTGTTGGCAGGTTGTGCATTTGTGAGTGTGGGGCAAGCACACATATACCAATATCTGGAACAACTGGGTCTACGTTTTGATTACGGGTTGGATTTGAGTCACGACACGGAAACACGAGACTTTGACCGGATTGAGAAAATTTTCAATGTAATAGATCAAGTGCTTGACCACAGCACACAGGAACTAACTGAGCTTACCAAACACAGCACACAGCACAATTTGGATTGGATAGCCAGCGGTCAATTTAGAACACAATGTTCCAATCGTAACAAAAAATCATTAGAACAAATTAGATCCAAACTTGTTGACTTGTAACAGGTAACCGTGTAAACTAGTGCATTAAAGGAGATTTCTATGTCAGCAAAAACATTCAACGGCGATCAAAAGATCAAACTCACCCAAATCATCAATGAAGGCATGCAGGTCATGCATGAAATTGATACGCTACAAGGTGGACTCAATGACACCATCAAAGCCATTGCTGAAGAGCTTGAGGTCAAACCTGCTATCCTGAAAAAGGCCATCAAACTGGCACACAAGGCTGAGTTTGGCAAGGAAAAGCAAGACCACGAGACACTTGAAACTATTTTGGAAACTGTAGGTAAAACTCTCTAAATGTATTCTGTTTTTCAACACTGGGATCCGTTAAAGGTATGCGTCATAGGTACGAGCTACCCGCCGGAATTTTATTATTGGATCCAAGATCGTAACACACGCCAACGCTTTGAACAATTGGCCGAAGAAACCGAACAAGATTATCAAGCCCTTATTAGTTTATTACAAGGCCGGTTCGGAATCCAGGTGTTACGGCCTCAACTACCTGTGGATCTCAGTTTGTTGAATGTACAGGGCCGTTGGATGCAGCCGCCGGTTTGTCCTAGAGATTATTTTATTATGATCCAAGACCGCTTGTGGGTACCTACTATACCCAACAAGATTCATGCCGATCGTGCATTTGCAAGACAACGTGTGTTGAATCGTGAAGAATTTGATCGGATGGATCAGGCACAACTTGATGCAAGGTTGAATTGTTATACTGACATTTTTCAACATGTTCGTGATCAAGGCAACACAGTGCAACAAACAGATTTGGATTTTGTAAATGGTTGCTTTGTAAGTCGCATTGGTCAAAATCTATATTTTGCCACACAAGAGTACAGTGAAGACCAAGATCGATTATTGCAAACTGTAAACTATCACTTTCCCTCCACCCGCAACAAGATTGTAAATGCCGGCGGGCACGGTGATGCTACATATTGCCCAGTTACTCCTGGCTTGATTATTAGTTTGCGCGACATTCCTACATACGCAGATACATTCCCTGACTGGGAAGTGGTTTATTTGCCCCCAAGCAAGTATGAACACATGCGAGAGTTCCAGGCCAGCATGAGAATCAATCGTGGACGTTGGCACATTCCGGGCTTTGAACAAGATCAAAATCTCATCAACACAGTAGAATACTACTTTGAAGACTGGGTCGGTGATGTTAGTGAAACTGTGTTTGATGTCAATATCCTTGTGATTGATCACAAGAACATTGTGGTGAGCAGTCACAACGATCAAGTTGAGCAGGCCTGCGCACGACACGGCATTGAAGTACATGTAAGCCCATTCAGGCATCGCTATTTCTGGGACGCAGGGATTCACTGCATCTCAAACGATTTGCATCGAGATGGTAAAATACAAGACTACTTTAGTGTTGAAAATAAATAACAAAGAGTCGCTCACTCAACGAGCATGTATCATGGCCTACCAGCCACAAATGGAGAAGAATTGAGTTATATTGACGCACTATTTGATCGTGAACACGATCGTATTCATACTGTAGAACGCCGTAATGGTGAGCGGGTCTACAAAGAGTATCCAGCAAATTACATTTTTTACTACGATGATCCACGTGGAAAATTTAAAAGTATCTACGGCACATCCGTATCAAGATTTTCTACACGCAATAACAAAGAGTTCCGCAAGGAAGTGCGTGTTCACAGCAATAAACCGCTTTATGAAAGCGACATCAATCCAATCTTTAGATGCCTTGAAGAAAACTACAAGGACCAAGATGCGCCTGAGCTTCACACAGCGTTTTTTGACATTGAGGTGGCGTTTGATAAAGATCGCGGCTTCTCACCTGTATCAGACCCTTTTAATCCCATTACTGCGATTTCAGTCTACCTAGACTGGCTGGATCAACTGGTCACACTGGCTGTGCCGCCCAAGCATTTGAGTTGGGAGACCGCCAATGAACTGGTCAAGGACTTTGAAAACACAATCTTGTTTGCTGAAGAGTCAGAAATGATCAAGACATTCTTGGACTTGATCGATGACGCCGATGTGTTGAGTGGCTGGAACAGTGAAGGCTATGATATTCCTTATACTGTAAACCGATGTGTGCGGGTACTTAGCAAAGACGACACACGCAAATTTTGTTTATGGGGACAACTACCCAAGAAGCGCAGTTTTGAACGCTTTGGTGCAGAGAACGAAACATATGACTTGATTGGTCGTGTGCATATGGATTATATGCAACTGTATCGAAAATACACCTATGAAGAGCGTCACAGTTATAGCCTGGATGCTATTTGTGAATACGAACTGGGTGAAAGTAAAACACAGTTTGAAGGAACCCTGGATAGTTTGTACAACCAACACTTTAAAACATTTATTGAGTACAACCGCCAAGATACCATGCTAATTGGCAAACTAGACAAAAAACTACGTTTTTTGGATCTAGCAAATGAACTGGCGCATGCCAATACTGTGCTGCTCCAGACCACAATGGGTGCTGTGGCTGTGACTGAACAAGCCATTATTAACGAAGCACATGAACGTGGCATGGTTGTTCCCAATCGCAAGCAACGACTTACAGATCTAGACACACAGGCCGCAGGTGCTTATGTGGCCTATCCCAAAAAGGGGGTGCATGAATGGATTGGATCAGTTGACATTAACTCATTGTATCCGTCAGCGATTCGGGCCATGAACATGGGTCCAGAGACTGTGGTTGGTCAACTGCGTCAGACCATGACTGATCGATTGATTAAATCAAACATGGGCAAAGGTCAAAGTTTCGCGGCTGCCTGGGAAGGCATCTTTGCCAGCTTGGAATACACAGCCGTGATGAATCAAGAGCGTGGCACTGAGATCACAATCGACTGGGAGAACGGCGAAGAGTCGGTACACTCAGCCGCAGAGATCTGGAACATTATCTTTGACTCTAACCAGCCTTGGATACTCACTGCCAACGGTACTATTCTCACATTCGAGAAGAAGGGCATCATTCCCGGCTTGCTAGAGCGTTGGTATTCGGAGCGTAAGGACTTGCAAGCCAAGAAGAAGGAAGCCAAAGATGCTAAAGAAATTGCATTCTGGGACAAACGACAACTGGTTAAAAAGATTAATCTCAACAGTCTCTACGGTGCTATTCTTAACCCGGGCTGTAGATTCTTTGACAAGCGTATTGGACAATCGACGACACTTACTGGTCGTTCAATTGCAAAGCATATGGATGCTTATCTTAACGAACTCATCACA